TACGAGTGGTACACGTCTGGTCCAAGGCAGAGGCTACAGCCAGGAGGTGCCATTGTTATAGTGATGACTCGCTGGAACATCAATGACCTAACAGGTAAATTATTAAAAGATGCAGCACGTGATCCTAAAGCAGATCAATGGGAACTTATTGAGCTTCCTGCTATATTGCCTAGTGGTAAACCTCTGTGGCCAGAATACTGGTCAAAGGATGAACTTGAAAGTGTAAAAGCTACGTTAAGAGGCGGACCAAAGTGGCACGCTCAATACATGCAGAATCCAACGTCCGAGGAAGGTGCACTTATTAAACGAGAATGGTGGAAAGAATGGGAAAGAGAACGACCACCAAGCTGTGACTATTTAATACAAAGTTACGATACAGCTTTTCTTAAAAAAGAAATGTCAGACTACTCGGCTATAACTACATGGGGTGTGTTTTATCCTGAAGGTAGTTTAGGTGAAGATTTTTATGACGGCAGAACGCCACACATTATTTTACTAGATTGTATAAAAGGTAAATATAGTTTCCCTGAATTAAAAGCCATAGCCCTAGAACAATATCATGAATGGCAACCTGACGTAACTATTATAGAAGCAAAAGCCAGTGGTATGCCCTTAACTCAAGAACTGCGTAATGTAGGTATACCTGTACAAAACTTTACACCGTCAAAGGGAAATGATAAGGTAGCTAGAGTAAATGCTGCTGCTCCATTGTTTGAATCAGGAATGGTATGGGCACCAGACACAAAGTGGGCGAATGAAGTAAGAGAAGAATGTGCTGCTTTCCCTGCTGGTGATCATGACGACTTAGTCGACTCAACCACTCAAGCACTTTTACGATTTAGGCAAGGTGGGTTTGTAAAACTACCTAGCGATTATGAGGATGAAGAACTATATCCTAAACGAAAAATAAGTTATTATTAAACAATGGCAATAGAAAAACAAAATCCAATGGAACCTTTAGAAGTTCCAGTTGAAATCCAAGAAGCACTAGAAGTAGAACTACCTGAAGAAATGAATATTCAGGGTCAGATGACCAACGCTTTTGAAGTAGGTCAGGACGGTAATTTAGTTCCCCTTTTTGAAGAGGAAGAGGTTATAGTTACTGAACATCAGGTCAATCTTGCGGAAGTGCTAGATTCCTCCTCGCTTAATACTTTGGCGTCCGAACTACTTGATGCATTTGAACAGGACAAAGACTCCCGTAAAGATTGGCTAGATGTTTTCACTAAAGGTTTAGATTTACTAGGCATAAAAACAGAAGAACGTGAAGAACCTTTTCCTGGAGCTACAGGTGTAAATCACCCTCTATTAGCAGAAGCTGTTACTCAGTTTCAAGCTCAAGCCTACAAAGAACTTTTACCAGCAGGTGGTCCAATCAAAACTAGAGTTATGGGCAATGAAAGTCCAGAAACTATGGATCAAAGTCAACGTGTAAAAGAATTTATGAACTATCAAATAACAGAGGTTATGAAAGAATATGACCCAGAGATGGATAGTTTATTATTCTATCTACCATTAGCTGGTAGTGCATTCAAAAAAGTCTACTACGACAATTTATTAGGTAGAGCTACCAGTAGGCTAGTGAAAGCAGAAGACTTAGTAGTAGCTTACGAAACCACAGATTTAGAAACAAGTCCACGTTTTACTCACGTTATGAGTATGACAGGTAATGACCTTAAGAAATTACAGATGAATGGCACGTATAGAGACATATCTATAGGTGAAAGTGGCATAGATTTAGAATATAACGAAGCAAAAGAGAAAATTGATGAGTTACAAGGCATCTCGCCTCCTATAGCTGACTATGAAGAATACAGTGTTATAGAGTTACACGTCAATTTAGAGCTTCCAGACATAGATGACTATGGTTTTGCTGTACCTTATGTGGTAACTATCCTTGAAGACCGTAATGAAATCCTTTCTATACGACGTAATTGGGAACAAGGTGACGAATTATTCAATAAAAAAGAGTATTTTGTGCACTATAAGTTCCTTCCAGGTCTTGGATTTTACGGTTTTGGGCTAATTCACATGATAGGAGGGCTTACTAAGTCAGCTACATCAGTTTTACGTCAATTAATTGACGCTGGAACGCTAAGTAACCTACCAGCTGGGTTTAAAGCACGTGGTATGCGTGTACAAGGGGAAGATGAACCTCTAAGACCAGGAGAATTTAGGGATGTTGACGTTCCAGGGGGCACAATCCGTGATGCATTGATGCCTTTACCTTATAAAGAGCCTAGTAGCGTATTAAGTCAGTTATTAGGTGTAATTATTGAGTCTGGAAGACGATTTGCCAGCATAGCAGACATGCAAGTAGGTGATATTGGTAGTCAACAACTACCTGTAGGCACAACTGTAGCTATGTTAGAGCGTGGCACTAAGGTTATGAGTGCTATTCATAAACGTTTACACTTTGCTCAGAAAAAAGAGTTTAGGTTATTAGCTAGTATCTTTAGTAAAAGCTTACCACCTGTGTATCCTTATGATGTTCCAGGTGCTAGTAGAGAAATTAAAGCTACAGACTTTGATGACAGAGTAGATATTATACCAGTAAGCGATCCTAACATATTTAGTATGGCTCAAAGGGTAATGTTAGCTCAACAAGAATTACAAATGGCACAGGCAGCACCACAAATACATGATTTACGAGAAGCCTATAAGCGTATGTATGAAGCTCTAGAGGTTAAAAATATAGATGCTATATTACCACCTGCAGCTCAAATACCCCCACGTGACCCAGTAAGTGAACAACAAGCAGCAATGACAGGTCAACCTATTAAAGCTTTTGAGTTCCAGAACCATGATGCCTATATCTCAGCCCACAGCTCATTCTTACAAAACCCAATGATGGCTCAGAATCAGCAAGCACAATTAGCAATTAGTGCTAACATACAAGAGCATCAGGCAATGTTATACAAACAACAAATAGAACAAGTACTAGGGCAACAGTTGCCAGAACTTGGTGCAGAAATACCACCGCAAGTTATGAATGAGTTAGCTTTACTCGCAGCTCAAGCAACACAAGTGGTGACAGGTCAGGCACAAGCTATGGCTCAAGCACAAGCTAACGCACAAATTGATCCTATCGTACAACTAAAAGAACAAGAAATAGCACAAAAAGCACAAAGTGATGCTTTACGAAGTCAGGTAGATTTAGCTAAAATAGAATCTAATGAAGCTATAGCAGAAATGAAAATAGCTCAAGACAGAGAAGAAGCTATAATGAAAGAAAAAGACAATATTCGTAAATCATACACAGAATTATTAAAAGATGTCAGAACTTCTGACACTCAAAACAGAGGAGTATAATCATGCCAGGAATGAATAGAGGTAGAAAAACTATCAAAAAAATGAAGCCTAAAAAAAGTGTCAAAAAAATGACTAAAGGCGGAAAAGCTAAAAAGCGAGGTTAAGATGTTTAAGAAATACACAGTAAAAGAACCTAAAAGAATAGACTTATCAAAGCCAGTCACTATGGGAGCTATCTTGAATAAGAAAGTTTTCGGTGAAGGCAAAGGTAAAGCTAGAGGTGGCGGAGCAGCCACTAAAGGTTTAAGTTACAATATTTCTCCTAGTGGAAAGGAGTAATTATGGCTAAGAAACCAGGACTATGGGCTAACATCCACGCTAAACGTGAGCGTATAAAAAAGGGTTCAGGTGAACGTATGCGTAAAAAAGGTGAGAAAGGTGCACCTACCGAAGCTCAAATAAAAGCAGCACAAGGTAAAAAAGATGGCGGACTAATTGGTGGTCAAACTAAATTAGATAAAAACAAAGACGGCAAAATATCTGGAGCTGATTTTAAAATGATGAACCATGGCGGAGAAGTCATGTGTAAAGGCAACGGTATAGCTACTAAAACAAAATCTACTAAACTAAGATAAAATAGTTATAATACACTACAATGGCAACACCACGAAGAGGTAAAGCAAAAGTCAAAGTAACTAAGTCTGGTAAAAAGGTTAGTTACGGACAAGCAGGAAAAGCCAAAGACGGTAAAAGAAGAGTTAGACCAGGAACATCCAAAGGTGACTCTTATTGTGCTAGAAGTTTAGGTATTAAAAAGAGGCTATCGAAAAAGAAACAAAACGATCCGAACACTCCTAATAACTTATCAAGAAAAAGATGGAAGTGTTCTGGTGCTAAATCAAGAAGAAAAGCTAAGAAAAAATAGTATAAATGGTAGATAAGTTAAGGAAGTTAATTGCAGAAAGAAAAGAGCAATTAACAGAAACACTCGCTAATGGCGGAGTGCAAGATTTTGAAAGTTATCAAAAAATCGTAGGCGAAATATCAGGTCTGTCGTTTACGGAATTCTTAATTAGAGACCTGCTCAAGGATAGAGAAGAATGAAAGAAGTAAAATCATTTGGTAAAGGTGGCGAACCAATACCAAACACAGTGGAACGATTCACTGAACCCAATGTTGAGATCCCTAAAGAAGAAGAACAAAAGTTTACACCTGAAAGTGTAACTGAAGACGAATCTCTTAAGACTCAGCTTCCTACCCCCACAGGTTACAGAATTATGATCTTACCATTTAGTCGCAAACAAAAGACTAAAGGTGGGATATATTTAGCAGATTCAACATTAGAAAAAGAACGTATTGGTACTAATGTTGGGTATGTAGTTTCACTTGGTCCAGATGCTTACAAAGATAAAAACAAGTTCCCAGAGGGTGCTTGGTGTAAGGAAAAAGACTGGGTGATTTTCGGCAGGTACGCAGGAGCACGAATCAAAATTGATGGTGGTGACTTGCGTTTATTAAACGATGATGATATTTTAGCTGTAGTACAAAACCCAGAAGACGTAGTTACAGCTTAATATAATCACGCAACTATAAGGAGTAAACATGGCAGAAGAAGCTGTGCAACAACAAGAAGAGCAGGAAGAATTGACAGAAGTTGAACTTCCTGAGACTGAAGAAGATCAGTCAGAAGAAGTTCCTGAAGAGGAAGAAAAACCTAAGAAGGAAGAAGCAAAAAAAGAGTCTGACGAAATAGAAGACTATAGCGAATCGGTTAAAAAACGTATTGCTAAGTTGACCTATAAAGTTAGGGAATCTGAAAGAAGAGAGACAGCAGCATTAGATTATGCTAAATCTGTTCAAGAAGAATTAAATAAAACCAAAAATAAACTTTCAAAAACTGATCAGAACCTATATGATGAGTATAAAGGTAGAGTATCTTCTGAACTTAGTTCAGCTCAAGACCGATATAAGAAGGCATATGAAAGTGGTGATACAGACGCCATGATTCAAGCTCAACAAGACTTAGCTAAGTTGGCAGTTGAGGAAGAAAGCCTAAAAAGAGTCAGAGCTAAACAACCAGAAGAAACTGAACAGCCTGAAGAGAATGTCGAAGAGATTGTAAATAAAAATGTACAGCCTCAACAACAAGCTCCTCAAGTTGAACCAGATCCTAAAGCTCAGGAGTGGGCTAAAAAGAATGACTGGTTTGGTTCTGATGTAGCTATGACTACTAGTGCTTTTGCTTTTCATAGGCAATTAGTAGAGCAAGAAGGTTACGATCCAACTTCTGATGATTACTACACAGAAGTGGATAAAAGAATGGCAGAAGCTTTTCCTCATAAATTAGGACAAGCTCAACAGAACAAGGTGAACGAGGTTGTAGCAGGATCAAGTAGAGGATCTACTACTGCAAGAACACGGTCACGTAGAAAAGTACAACTCACACCGAGTCAAGTTTCAATAGCGAAACGATTAGGTGTGCCACTAGAAGAATATGCTAAGCATATCAAGGAGTAAAAAATGGTAGATGAAACTAAAACTACTAAATCAGATCGAACCTCCAGATCTGCAGAAAGTCGAGAAAAAACTTCTCGCCTAAAACCATGGAGTCCACCGTCTTTATTAGACGCACCCACCCCACCAGAGGGCTATGTATACAGATGGATACGAGAGTCAATGGTAGGACAACAAGATCAAGCGAATATGTCAAAACGTATTCGTGAAGGTTGGGAACCTGTGAGAGCAGAAGACCACCCAGATTTTGAATCACCTACTGTTGAGGATGGTAAACACGCTGGAGTCATAGGAGTTGGTGGCTTAATCCTCGCAAAGATGCCTGCGGAAATTGTTGATCAAAGACGAGCATATTATGCTCAACTCTCCAACGATCAAATGAACGCTGTAGACAATAATCTTATGCGAGAGAGTAACCCTATCATGCCTATAGACAATCCGTCTAGGTCATCTAAGGTTACTTTTGGAAGCGGAGGTTCTAAAGGCTAGTACTTTAGAACTATATTTTGAACTTATATTAACAATAAAGGTGATATAAATGGCTAATGTAAATGATCCTAACGGATTTACACCAGCATAC